ACAGGTTAAATATAATACTGATAGTCAGGGAACTGGATCTATAAATAATATTCTTGACGTTTATCCGTGGCTACAAAGCTATCTTGGAGCATATATGCTTGGTGGTGCTGGTAGTTTTCAACTTAGAGTGGTAAGAGGATAATGGCAGGACAACTTGATTCACTATTAAAAAGTGTTGCTAAAGATGTTGTAGCAACTCTTGGAAGTTCACTTGATACTTCTATTACTTACACAAAAAAAGCATCTGGCAGTTATAACACAAGCACTGGTGCATATACAACAACTGATACAAATTACAGTATTAATGTTCCAATTGAATTTATTAGATCAGAAGAGGATCTAGGTAAAGAGATGAGAGAATTTAGAACTTATATAACACCTAATCTTATTGGAGATAATCAACCTGATCTTGATGATGAGATTACATTAACTTACGCAGGTTCAACTAGAGTAGCAAAGATAGTTAATATAAGTACATTACAAGGTGGACAGACTTATTTGTTTACTATTCGTGGGAGATTCTAATGAGTAAAACTCCAATAACAGATTCCATAAGAAAACAAACAAAAAGAGAATTAAATACTCAATTTAATAATTTAATAGGAAAAATCTTATCAGATTTACCAGCAGAAAGTCCTCAATATACTGGTTTTTTTGCTTCTAGTTGGGAAGCAAACACTTATAGACCTTTATCAAATGAGAAAAGAATTGCTCCGTGGACTCAGATTAAAAAAGATAGAGATAATGGTATTAAGACAGAACCCGAAATTCGTGAAAGATACCCTCTTGATAGAAATTTTGAATTTGGCCAAACAGTATTTATAGGTAATAGAGCCGAATATGCTAGACAGGCATTAGGATCTCCTACTAGCAATATAATTGGATATTTAACAGAAATAGAAAAAGTTGTTGAATTCGTATTCGGTGGCAGTATGAATCGACCAGATGTAAGAGTAGCTGATAGTCAAGTTTTATATAAAGATAGTAAAGCTGGTAGAAATGCTCCAGCATTAGGTTCAAAATATAGAAAATTATGAGTTTAGTTAACGCAAGAGCAGCTTTTGAAAAAGCTATTACAGATGCAGTTATAGCAGCAGATAATACTGTAATTATTACTTATGATAATGTAAATTTTACAACACCTGGAAAGACAAAAAAATATATAACTACTTCAATCACATTTACTCAATCAACAATACAAGCTCAAGGTGCAGCGTCAGATTATTATTCTGGTGCAATTCAATGTAATATCTATGTTCCAAAAAATAAAGGTTCTTCTGTTTTATCTACCATAGGAGAAGCTGTAATAGATGGTTTGACTTCTATAAATGCTTCTAATTATTCAGATCCATTTTCTTGTTCTCCCACAGTAGGAGAAATAAGTGGAATTATTCCTGTAGAAATTGAAGATCGTTCACATTTTTTAGGGATTATATCTTGTGCTTTTTTTGCTAATAGCTGATATACTTCTAATAGCTATACAATAACATGACTAGAGCAGTTGATCTTTTAAAAAACAAGTTTGGTGTAAGCCAGCTTTATAAATATGACATCATGGATGATAACGAAGTTTTACTTACTGTTTATTGGCATCCATTAACTATCGCAGAAAGAGAATCAATAACTAAAAAATCAAATACTAATGACACTAATGATTTTGCTTTAATGTTAATGATTGAAAAAGCATTAGATAAAGATGGTAAAAGATTATTTGCTGATGGCGATAAAGCATCTTTAAGAAGAGAAGTTGCTGCTACTGTTCTTCAAGAAATACAACTAGCTATGTTAGAAGCTGGTTCTGATAAGGAGGTTGAACAGGCAAAAGCCGATTTGAAAAGCGAATCCTGATTGGATGTTTATATATTCATTAGCTAATGAATTAAAAAAATCTGTTAGTGAATTATGTGAAAAGTTAACTATAGAAGAAATGGTAGGTTGGGCTGCATTTTATGAATTAAAGAATGAACAAGAGAAAAAAGAAATGGATAAGGTTCAAAATAGAAGCGTTATGCGTAAATCAAGGTAGAATAGAATATAAGTTTGTGTAATTAGGTCGAAATGGCACAGAAGGATTTAACGCTAAGAATAAAAACTGTAGAGACTCAATTAAACAAGTCTCTTAAAAAGATAGAAAAGTTAGAAGGAATTATAAATAAGTTAAGTAGTAAGAAAGTAAAATTAAATACTTCTCCAGCACAGAGAGCAGTAGAAAAATTAAAAAAAGAAATAGAAAAAGGAACTAAAATAGTTGATAAATTATTTGATTCTAGTAGAAGTTCTGGCTTTGGTAATTCAATAGCAAAGGTAAATAGTCAACTTAGTTTAGTTACAAAATCATTTAATGCTGCTAATAGTGCAGCAGATAGACAAACAAGAGCAACTTCTTTAATTGCTGGTAATCTTAAAAAAATGAGAATGGAAGCTGCTGCTTTTGCAGGAGCAAGTGGTAATCGTGAAGCTTTAAAAGGTGGTGCAGGAAATGTTGGAATTAGATTAAAAGAAATAAGAGAGTTTCCGAAAACTATACTTGCAGGAAATCAGGCTATGAACATTCTTAACGGAATGTTAGAACTAGCCGAAGTAAATTCAAAAGAATTTTTACAAATAAATAAAGCGATTGGAGAGCAATTAAAAATTAACGCTTCGATTCAAGAAGCAGCAGACAAAGCTAGTGGTGTTACAGACAAGAAAAACCGAAATAAAAATAATCAAAGAACAGCACAACGAGTTAAAGCTATTAAGGAGCAAACTTTAAATATAGAAAGAAGAATACAAGATTCTACATTGACTCAAACTGCAAAAAATCAATTAATAAATAATTTAAAGAGATCAGGAGTTCAGTTAGACAAAAGAGAATTAGAACTTGCTAAACAAATAAATATAGAGACTCAAAGAAATTTAACAATGCAAGAAAAAATGCAAAGGCGAAGAGGAAGGATTGCTCAAAGTGCTTTGATTGGTGGTGGTTTTCCTTTGTTATTTGGTGGAGGTATTCTTCAAGCTGGTGCTGGTGCATTAGGTGGTGGAATTGGAGAAGCTATAAGCCCTGGAGGTGGTTTTGCTGGCTCTATTGCTGCTACTGCTCTTGTTGGCTCTATTCAAAAATTTAATGATGCTGCAAGAGAAGTTGGTAATGCTCTTAAAGATGCAAATTTAGGTTTAGAAAAATTAGAGGAGTTAGGTTTTACAGTAGATGAATCAACTAAAAAACAAGTAGCAAGTTTATTAGAACTTGGAAAGGCAAGAGAGGCAGAGGCTATTGTTACACAAAAGTTTGCTGAACTTATTGGCTCAAAAAGTGTTAAAAATTTACAGGATTTAGATACTGCCTTTGATGAATTGCAAAGAGAAACTTCTAAATTGTTCTTACAAATTAGTAGTGAATTAGCACCTGCTTTTGTAGTTATTTTAAATTTAGTTAAAGGAATTGTTCAGCAAATTAATTCTGCTGCAATTCAAAGGGCTGCTGCTAATTTAGATCCAACAGCTTTTAGAAATGCACAAGCACAAGCAGCACAACAATCTTCAGCTTTTGCTAATACACCAATATTAAAAAATATTCCTTTTGTAAATACAGCTTTAGGTGATCCAGAGTTAGAGCAACAAATATTAACTAAACTTTCTCAAGATATTATTGATAAAAATTCTCCTGATTTAACTACAGGTACAACAAAAATAGATAAAAATTCGCAAAGTGCTGCTAAAGCAGAAAAAAGTAAATTAGATGCCCTTGTTGAACAAACACTTCAATATGATGCAATAGTAATGTTTGGAACAAAAGAAGCTGAAATAAGAAAACAAATTAAAGAATTTGAAGAGGAAGCTACTGAACAAGAGAAATTACAAATAGCTACAGGTAAAATAAATGTAAGACAGCTTATAGAACAAAATAACGAAGCTAAAAAATTAGCTGATAATGCAGCAATTATTGAAGATTCCTTCAAGCGACTTTCAGATACAATTACGCAAGACATAGGTAATGGAATTAAAGGATTGATACAGGGCACACAATCATTAAATGATGTTTTGAGAAATGTCACTAATAAACTTGCTGATGCTTTCTTAAACATGGCAATATTCGGAAATTTTGGAGGTGGATCTGTAACAGGTGGACTATTAGGTATTCTCGGTTTTGCAAATGGAGGTAGACCTCCTGTTGGTAAACCTTCAATAGTAGGAGAAAGAGGTGCTGAATTATTTGTTCCAGATAGGGCAGGTACAATAATTCCAAATCATCAGTTAGGCAACATGGGTGGTACAAATATAGTTGTAAATGTAGATGCTTCTGGTTCTAACGTAGAAGGAGATGAAGATGAAGGTAGAGCATTAGGTATTGC